TTTAATTAAGAATGGACCTACAAGTGCAGGTAATGGAAGAGGAATAACTCCTCCAACACCAGCTAGTTCAGGTTTAGCACCGACTGGTTCAGCACATGCCGTTCCAATTAATATAACTAAAGGCAGAAGAGCAATAGATAATAAAGCTTCCAATGCTAATATCACATTAGTTGGCGCTAGATCGAGAGTCTAATGTCTCAAAAACAACTTCAAAAACTTCAACAGATGATGAAGGGGAAGAAGAAAAAACCTGTCGTTAAATCTGCAAGAACAGTAGCCCTAGAAGGTAGAAAGCATTTTGGTCATGGAGGAACAAACTCTATGATTAACCAAGCGCAAAGAGATTATAATGGTAGTTATTTTGGAGGCTCAAGTTTAGGAGGCGTCAAAGTAAGCAATAAAAGTTACGATAAATATTATGGATCATTATTTAAACCGAAAGGATTCATAAAATCATAGAAAGAATAAAATGGATGAGATAACAATAATTAATAAGATACAACGTCAGCTCAAAGAATTATATCAACAAATCGGTGATGCAATGATTGCCGGAGGGGTTGACAATATGGAAAAATATAAATATATGATGGGACAGGCACATGCCTATTATAAAATCAGTCAGGATATCTCTAACCTGCTAAACAAGGAGCAAAAAAATGAAGGAACAGTCGTCAACATCAAGCCCAAAGACTAAGCCGGCGCTATTAGACCAATACAAAGAATTCAAAGAACATCAAGCGGTAGAAACTAAAAAACAAAAAAAGATCGCCGAAAAAAATTTAGCAAACACAGAAGAAACTAAACTCCCAAATCCTACGGGATGGAGAATGTTAATTTTACCATTTAAGATGGGGGAAAAAACTAAAGGTGGTGTTGTATTAGCTGATGAAACTATTGAGCGATCTCAAGTCGCTTCAACATGTGGACTTGTTTTAAGAATGGGACCATATTGTTATGATAAACAAAAATTCCCAGAAGGACCTTGGTGTAAAAAAGGTGACTGGGTAATTTTTGCAAGATATGCAGGATCAAGAATCCTGATAGATGGCGGGGAAGTAAGATTGCTAAACGACGATGAAATTTTAGCAACCATCGATAATCCCGAAGATATATTTCATCAATATTAACATAGGAGATAACTATGCCAGACGAAGAAAAGAAAACAGTAGATATTGACACATCCGGTCCAGCAATGGATGTTGATATCCCTGAACAAAAAGACGAAGCTACTATTGAAGAAAAAGAGGTTGTTCAAAAAGAAGAACCTACTGTTAGAGAAGTAGTTGAAGAAAAACCCGCTGCAGAGCCAGAGGTTAAGAAAGAAGAAGAAGTAAAAGTAGAAAAAGAAATTAAAGAAGAAAAGAAAGAAGAAGAATTAGAACAATACTCTGAAGGTGTTCAGAAAAGAATAGCTAAGTTAACTAAAAAATGGCGAGAAGCAGAACGCCAAAAAGATGAAGCTATTGGTTATGCACAGAGAGTGCTTAGAGCAAAAGAAAAAACTGATGCTAAAATCTCGAAGCTTGAACCAAGTTACTTATCAATTTCAGAAGAGCGTATTACATCCGGTATAGAAGCTGCTAAAGCAAAACTGGCTGCTGCTAGAGAAGCACAAGATCTAGGCGCAGAAACAGATGCATTGGCTGCTATATCTGAATTGGGTGTTAAAAAAGCGCAACTCAATGAAACTAAAGCGGCACAAGAAGAGTATAATAAAAAACAATCAACCAAAAAAGAACCAAGTCTTGCTAGACAGTTAGCAGCTACAGGGACACCCGATCCTAAAGCAGAAGCCTGGGCAGAGAAAAATTCATGGTTTGGACAAAACAATGCCATGACTTATACTGCTATGGATCTTCATAAAACCCTAACTGAAGCAGAAGGATTTGATTCCTCAAGTGACGAATATTATGCGGAAATAGATAGAAGAATAAAGCTTGAATTCCCCCATAAATTTGATAGAACAACATTAGCGGAAGGAACGACTAAACCCGTACAAACAGTAGCTTCAGCGAAGCGAAGTACAAAGACCGGTCGCAAAACAGTGAGACTCACGCCGTCTCAAGTATCAATCGCTAAAAAATTAGGTGTGCCACTTGAAGAGTATGCGAAACAATTAAACATCACGAAGGAGGCATAAGCATATGAGTACAGATAAAAAAACTTCCCGTGCGAGTCAAACTAGAGAAAAGGAATCTCACAAAAAAGTTTGGGCTCCACCATCATCTTTAGATGCACCCCCTGCGCCAACAGGATTTCAACATAGATGGCTAAGAGCTGAATCATTAGGATTCAATGACTCTAAGAATATTCAAGGCAGACTTCGGTCTGGTTATGAATTAGTTAGATCAGATGAATATCCGGATTCAGATTATCCAGTTGTTGAAGATGGCAAGTACAAGGGTGTGATCGGAGTTGGAGGCCTTTTGCTCGCAAGGGTACCTGACGAGATCGTAAAACAACGTGGCGACTATTATGCAAAACAACACAACGATAAAGTCGAAGCGCTGGACAAGGATCTACTGAAGGAAGAGCACCAGAGTATGCCTATCAATATTGATAGACAATCTCGCGTAACTTTTGGTGGCTCAAAGAAAAGTTAATTTTTTAACGATTCTAACCACTCAAAGATAAACTAACGGACTGGAGGCCCGCAAGGGCAGGTCTATAAGGAGGCCATCATGGCAAATCAAACAGTAGCGTTCGGTCTAAGACCGATCGGTAAAGTTGGTCAGAATGATGACAACCAAGGTTTATCTGAGTTTAGCATTGCAGCTAGTTCAGCAGCTATGTACCAAAACGACCCTGTGCAAGCAGCGGCGACTGGTTACATAACTGTTGTGTCAACTTCAACTGCAACTATCTTAGGTTCACTTAATGGTATCTATTATACTGACGCAAACACAAGTAAGCCTACGTGGGCTAACAATCTCAAAGCAGCTAACACTGCAACTGATATTGTTGGTTTCGTAAGCGATGACCCGTACGAAAGATTTGAAATACAATCTGATAACACAGCTGCATCAGCGCAGACTGATGTTTTCAACTGTGCGGACATTGCATATACGGCAGGTGATTCAGCAAACTATCTATCAAGAGTTGAGCTGGATAACGACACGTTAACAACAACAGCCCAGCAGCTAAAAATCCTTGGTGTGACTAAGAATATCGATAACGACGAAATCGGTTCTTCTCATGTCAATTGGATTGTAAAAGTGAATTCTCACTTTTTAGCTAATGGCACAGCCGGAATATAAGGAGAATAGACTATGGCAATATCACGAGGACAACTAGTTAAAGAACTAGAGCCAGGTTTGAATGCTTTATTCGGCTTGGAATATAAACGTTATGAGAATCAGCATGCTGAGATATACGTAACAGAATCTTCAGACAGAGCGTTTGAAGAAGAAGTTATGTTATCTGGTTTTGCAAATGCAGCGGTTAAACCGGAAGGTGGTGCAGTAACTTTTGACAATGCTCAAGAGACTTACACAGCACGTTACACTATGGAAACTATTGCATTAGCATTCGCGATCACTGAAGAAGCGATCGAGGATAACCTGTATGATAGACTTGCGTCTAGATATACAAAAGCATTAGCTCGTTCTATGGCGAATACTAAACAAATCAAAGCAGTTGATCCATTGATCAATGGGTTACCGCAAACAGGAACTTTCACTTCTGGTGACGGTTCTGCATTGTTTGCAACTAGTCACCCAACGATTGCTGGAACAGTTCAAAATACTTTGACAACTCAAGCAGACCTTAATGAAACTTCATTGGAGCAAGCGTTAATCGACATTGCAGCAATGACAGATGAAAGAGGGTTAAAAATTGCAGCTAGAGGAATGAAAATGATCGTTCCTGCAGCAGGTCAATTTAATGCTGAGAGACTTATGAAGTCACAAGGTAGAACTGGTACTGCTGATAACGATATCAATGCAATCGTATCTATGGGAATGGTTCCTCAAGGTTATAGAGTGAACAATTTCTTAACTGATGCAGATTCTTGGTATCTTATCACTGACGTACCAAATGGTATGAAATACTTCGAAAGAACGCCTATTAAAACGGCGATGGAAGGTGATTTCGATACTGGTAACGTAAGATACAAAGCTAGAGAAAGATACAGATTTGGTGTATCTGACTATAGAGGTATCTTTGGCGTTCAAGGTGCGTAATAGTTAAAACTTTTTTGTGGCGGGACATAGTTTCGCCACAAAATTAATATAGAAAGATAAAATGAAGAAATATCTTATAAACATCTGGGCCTATGATTACCACGCTAAATTTGAAGTTTTATCGGAAGATAATGCCAATTCTATTGAACAGGCAATACTTGACAAATTAGGAGAAAAAAGTGTAAAATGGGAATCAACGGGAATGTTTAGAGATATTCCTAACAGAATAACCTATGAGGAGGTTAGTCATGACCGAAGACCTGTACAAACAAAAGAGGTCCTTGGAGTTAGGGTGGCAGTATGAGTATAATCAACATGGAAAATATACTCTTAATATGGTCGAAATTGATGAGAAAATTAGAAGTATCATCACTCAGATCAAAGCTGAAGAATTTAAAATTGCTGATAGAGAAAACAAAATCAGTGATTCAGCTGCCCAAGTTTCTGTGGCAACTTAGATAAACGCCACATCGCTGAAATCGTACTTTTATGCAGGGATCTCTTGCACTCCATTAAAAACTAAGCTATAAATAAATCACTATACAAATTGAATAAACCTTAAATGTAGACGCGTATAGTCGACATCCCCTAGGGACTACATTTAAATATTCTAGGAGGAATATTATGGCAAATACAACGTTTAAAGGTCCCGTTCGTTCACAGAACGGATTTGACCTAATAAAAGAAAGTACTACAACAGGAGCCTTAACTACTGATATGGGTCTAAAGGTCCATCAGTACAGTCTGACAGTTGCAGCAGCGGATGCTACTGCAGTTAGTACTGAGACTTTACCAGCTAACTTTATAGTATTATCTGTTCTTGTGGCTGTTACATCAGCGGCAACGAATGCAGTGACTCTTCAAAATTTAGGACCTGTAGGAGCAACTGACACTTGGTTAGATGGGATTGGCGCAGCAGTTAATTCAACTGGCTTCAAAGGTGTCTTTGTGGGTAACGGAGGTAATGGAATAGTTAGTCTTGGCGGTGGTACAACAGCAGCTGCCACAGCACCAGCTACTTTAACAGTTACTTTATCCGGTGCTCCAGGCGCAGGTGGGTGTACTATTTTGTTTAAAGTATTAGGAATTGATTCAACTTCTGATACCGCGTAATAAATAAATTTTGTGAGCTCCTTCGGGAGCTTACAATTAAGGAGATAAAATTATGACAACAAGTTTTTCAAGTGATCAGGGTTCCATTCAGATGGAGGCAGTTGGTAGTAATACGTTAGGAAGAACAGGTCCATGTAGAATTACTTCTATTCAAGGTAAAGGTATTGCAAGCGCAGCTATAGTTTTCTATGATTCAGCTGATGCATCAGCACCGGGTAGTCAAGTTTACGTAGCTAAATACGGAACTGAAGGACTATCAGTTTATGTTCCCGGTTCAGGTATTTATTTTAAAAATGGAATTGTGTATAATCTAACTGGAGCAAGTGGCAGCGTTACCGTAACTATCACTGGTTAGGAGTATCCATGGCTTTTTCTGGCACAACTACATTCGAGAAAACATTCTCGATAGATGATATTATTACAGAGTCTTTTGAGAGATTAGGTTTTTTTGATTATTCTGGAAATGACTTAAGAACAGCTAGAAGATCATTAAATATTTTATTTCAAGACTGGCAAAACCGAGGTGCGCACTATTGGGAAATTGCGCAGAATAATTTTACTTTAGTTGATGGTCAAGCTACCTATACAATGTATAGATCAACTGCTGATGGTACGTCTGATGCCACTGCTGTATATGGCGCTTCTGATATTTTAGAAGCGAGTTATAGAACGACTTCAAATGTGGACACTCCCCTCTCAAAAATTAATAGATCACAATATTCCGCTTTTTCAAATAAAACATCTGAAGGTCAACCATCACAATACTGGGTTCAAAGATTTATAGATAAAGTTACAATGACTTTATATCTAACTCCAGGTTCTACTCAAGCTGGTAATTTTATTGCTTATTATTATGTAAAAAGAATTCAAGATGCCGGAGCCTATACTAACGAAGCTGATATAGTTAATAGATTTGTCCCTGCTATGTGTGCGGGATTAACTTATTATTTATCTATGAAAAAAGCTCCACAGAGAACACAAGAAATGAAATTAATTTATGAGGATGAACTAAATAGAGCATTGCAAGAAGACGGCTCTCCTGCAAGTGTTTATATTTCTCCTAAAACTTATTATCCGGAGATATAATGGCAAAATTTTCAAAAGGAAAATACGCATTGGCAATTTCAGATAGAAGTGGATTAGCTTATCCATGGAGACAAATGGTTACGGAATGGAATGGAGCCTTTGTTCATTATTCAGAATATGAAAAAAAACAACCACAATTAGAGCCCAAACCTTTTGTAGCAGATCCTCAAGGTTTAGATAAAGCACGACCTGCTAGAACAGAATTTGGTACTCAAGATTTTTTACCCAAGAATCCATTTACAACTGCCGCTGCTTCTAAGCAAGTTACAGTTTCAGAGCCATTTAGTAAAAGATCTAATGATGATATTGTAAGATTTACAGATGTTAAATCTCCTGTGGGAGGCGTTGATGTTT